CGAGATAAAAGACCAAGGTGTGCACCAGGCACAGCCGTGTTGCAGGACTATCATATTGCACCTTCTGCATTTCCTCCACGCACTAACATCGTAAGGGGGAATGTCGTTGGTGAATTTAGATAAACTTTATATCGTAAATAAGAATGCTTCCCACAGTAGCATTGAGGCGCAGCACAAGTTGCGCGCGCATCATCGTGAGTTGTGTGCGCAAAGCGGGAATCTCAACACGCACCCACAAACTTTGTTCGCGCACCTCAAGCGCTTGCGTGGCACGAGCAGTAGTTTCATCCACAACTGTCGACCAAGCCTGCACCAGTTTATATTGCAAATAAGGAGTTTCTAAACCACTTGCACGCAGAAATTTAGCAACAACGCCATCTGCGCGTTGAGTTTCACGTCTTTCCATACACCAAAACATAAACTCCGTGTAACACGTTGATTTTCAACCACTTGCAAAAACGAGCACAGATATTTGCACTAATCTTGCACGCTGCCAGCGAGTTTCAGAGCCTCTATCAGACTGTCTTTGTCTGCGACTCTCTCCTCGAGATGGCGAACCTTGAGCTTGTAGATTTCAAGCTGCTGCTCCAAGTATAGGATGCGATCTTGGAGCTTGGCTATCGTATTGTTGCCTACATGGATGCGGCTCTTGTTGAAGCTGTGCGTAGAACTGTTGCCGATAGCTACTTTGCCGTCTGCAGTCTCTAGCTCCTCGAGGGGGATGGGTGGGAAAAAAGTCTGAACACTTACCCCTAAGGCTTCAGCGATAACTTCGAGGTCTTGCGCCTTGATGCTCTTCTCGCGGATGCAGCGGTAGAGATTGGACTTGCTCATGCCGACTAAATCGGCAAGATTTCCGATGCTGGTGTCTTGGGACTCAACAATCTTATATAATAGTTGTAGATCCATAACTAATGGGTTTTAGGGATTATACAATAGCTATAATTAGCCCAGCGGTGCTAATTGTAGCACTTTCTTATGTCGAATTTAATACTTTTCAGTCTTATATTTTGCACTGCTGAGTATTATTTCTTATCTTCGCGCTGTAAAACTAATAATAAAAAAACAAATGGCAAAGAAAGAAGAGAAGAATATCATCAAAAATTTTTCAGCAGCCCATATTAAGGGGATGAAAGTGGGGGAATGTTTGTGTCTAGACATCGCCAACTTGCCTAAAGTTGGCACCTACAAATCGTTGTATGGTCGCACTCTTGGACGCAGTTTTGAGTCGTCTGTGGACTGCGAAGCCAGAGTGATAAAACTCTATAGACTATCCTAGTCATGACCACACAAGAGCCTACAATACAAGCAGATGACAGACTTGCTCTAGGAGCAGCTGCAAAGGTTTTAGGCGTGTGTCGCACGACGCTGCGCAATTATATAGCAACGGGTGAAATAGAAGTGCACGTGCATCGCTACACTGGACGAAAGTATATACTAGGAGCATCGATCATTGCATTTTGGCGCGGCGAACCTCTGCGCAGATCCAGACGCTAATAGGCAGAAGAAAGCCCTGACAAAACGGGCTTAAAAATAAGACTCAGTGCAAATTTCAGACACATAGAGTCGTATCAAATATAGCACAATGGAAATAAACGATAAGATCAACAATTAAGCCATCAAATATGATAACAGCGGAACAATTATATCGCGCGACCAATGATGGCTTGGACATCATCCTCATGGTCTACCCTCAAGCACAGGTATGTTTGAGCGATCGCAAAGCTAAATTTAAGTGCCGACTAGGTGAGAAAACGCCTAGTGCTGTGCTTTGGGAAGGGAAGGACACCTCGGGCAACCGCGTGTGGAAAGTGGTGGACTATGGGGACGAAGGTCATGCACTTAGCCCGGTGGACTGCTACATGAAAGAGAGGGGTGTGACTAGATTTGGTGAGGCGGTGCTACAGCTTGCCCAACATTTCGACGTGAGGGATGAGCTGAATCGCACGCTAAATCGCTCTGAATGGGTGGAGCGTGCTGCGACAGCAGATGAAGACGAAGGAGCCACGGTTTACAAGCTGATGGAGAAAATACCGACATCTTGGCTCAAAGTCTTAGGTCCTAAGGTGACTCATGAGCATGCAGAGGCGTTGCACTGGTATGCCGTCGAGGAGGTGGGAGTGGTGAAAAATCGTCGCATTAAACTGGAACGCAGTAACGACAATTACCCTATCTTTATGCGTGAGTGCGTGGTGCAGCGTGCAGATGGTAGTCAGAGTGCGTTTTTCAAGATTTACAAACCTCTCAACCCTGAGAAACAATATCGATTTAGCTACTGCCCAAAAGGGGAAAAGCCACAACGCTACATCAATGGACTGGCAGAGCTAAAGCAAATCTATGATACCTACAATGAGGCGCAGGAGCGTGAATTTTTTAACGACCCCACGAACGAAAACAAGGTATATAAGCCTAAAAAGTTGGAGGAGGCGGTGATATGCAGTGGTGAGCGTGATAGCTTATGCTGCAAGAGCATGGGGTATAGTCCTCTGTGGTTTAATTCTGAGACTTATCAGGTGAGCGACTCGGAAATGCGCGAAATCCTGAAGTTTGTGAAGGTGGTCTATAATATCCCTGACCTTGACAGCACAGGGCGAAAAAAGGGGACAGAACTTGCCTTGAGATACCCTGAAATCCGCACTGCTTGGTTGCCCGAATGGTTGTCTACCTATCGAGACAACAGGGGGAAGCCGAGGAAGGATTTGCGCGACTGGATGGAGCTGCGTAACGACAAAAAGGACTTTGTGGGGCTGTTGTCACTGGCTGCTCCTGCACAATTTTGGCGCGAGCAGACCAACAAAAAGAGCGGAAAGGTGGATTATTACATAGACACGGTTTCGCTGCTGGCGTTTCTGGAGCTAAATGGTTTCCACACGCTTAAAGATGAGGAAAGTGATGCTCCTCGATTTATCCACATTGAAGGGAGCACAGTTCGCGAGGTGAGACAACGTGATATAAGACGTTTTATGCGCGTATGGGCGGAGGAACGTGAGCTTAATTCGGAGATCCGCAACCTAATCTTAAACTCTCCACGCTTGGCAGGGAGTGCCGTTATCGAGCATTTGAGCGAGGTTGATTTAGACTTTGGTACCTATACTCCTACTAGTCAATTATTTTATTTCCGCAAGACTAGCAGTCAAAATATATCTGTGTGTGTAACTCCCACTGGAATAGAAGAGTCCATCGAAAGCACGGGGCATTATGTGTGGGAGGATAATGTGATACCCCACAAGTACTCCAAACTGGCTCCGATGTTTGCTATCTCTGAATTAGAGGCAGAAGACTCTAACTCGGTGGATCCAGTGTTTGACATCGAAATCTTAGATAAATCATCACCGCTATTTGGCTATCTAATAAACACTTCTCGCATCCACTGGCGCAAAGAGATGGAGGAACAATGGATGACCCACGAAGAGAGAGCTGCCTACGCAGCCACTCATCGTTTCTGTATCGATGGAGAGGGGCTTTCTGTTGCTGAGGTCAAGGAGCAGAAGAAAAACCTCATAAATAAGATTTTTGCGATTGGCTATATGTTGCACCGATATAAGTCTCCCTCACGGGCTTGGGCTCCTCAAGCGATGGATCACAAAATAGGAGAGGATGGTCAATGTAATGGACGTAGCGGTAAATCTTTTCTTTTTAAGGCTTTCGAGACGTTTGGTCGCATGGTCAAATTATCAGGTCGAAATCCTAAGCTCATGGATAACCCTCACGTATTTGACCAAGTGGACAAGTCTACAGATATGATATTGGTCGATGACTGCGCGCAATACCTTTCAATGGGAATCTTTTACGACATCATTACAGGGTCGCTCACGGTCAATCCTAAAAACAACAGATCATACACCATACCTTTTCACGAGGCTCCGAAATTATCCTTTACCACAAATTATGTGCCGACCGATTTCAACGCCTCGACTATGGCGCGCTTGCTCCCCCTTGTTTTTTCTGACTACTACCATCAGCGGACAGAAGAAAATGATTATCTAGAGGACCGGTCTATTCGGGACGATTTTGATCGCAACCTACAAGATGACGGATATCCTACTGAGGACTGGAATAGAGATATTAATTTTATGCTCCAGTGTCTGCAATTTTACCTCTCATTGGCGCATCGCAACGTCAAAATCATGCCTCCAATGGATAATATCCTAACGCGCAAACACAAAGCCGATATGGGTGTCAATTTCGAGGACTGGGCTGAAACCTATTTCTCGACTGATGGTGACAACCTTGATAGACTTATTGTGCGACGTGAGGCTTTTGATGAGTATGTTAAGTTTGCTGGTAATGCGGGGCGTGCTTACTCTATGCAGCGTTTTACAAAGCAACTCAAGGCTTTTGCGATATGCTGCCATCATGTCCACGTGCTTAACCCTGAGGCGTTGCTAAATTCTCAAGGACGCATTTCACGACGAGTCGACGGCAAAATGGAGGATTGCTTTTACTTGCGCTCGACAAAGGCTCAAGAGCAAGGATGCGACCTCAACGATAGCTTTTCAGTGGTAGATCAGAGTATGCCGTTCTAGTATGATTGACAATGTATTTTATTCTTTGTACCTATTGTTGTGTGTCTGTTACGTTGGAGATGTTGTCAGTACTATACAATATCTGATCCGCAAACGACCAGACACGAGACAGATGGATAGAATTTTTCGAGCTTTTATGGGATTTTGGATTTTTGCATTCCTCTTGCTCCTCCTCGATTATCTATTTCTGAAGGCACTGGTATATTTCCTAATGAATCCATACACATCTAATTGACCCCCAAAATGGAAACAGAAACACTCCGAAAATCAATCCTCAAAATTATGAAATCGCAGATCCGGGAAATCACAGCTATATCGAGTACTCTTATGACAGAGGGAGCTCGTGACAAGGATGTTGCAGATTTGTTTTCTAATATCTCTGTATATGCTGTTAAGAGCACCGAATGCAGAGAGAGAGTCCGAGAATTGGACAACGATAAGGATATGCTTAGTGAGCTAGATACTTTTGGCAAATTCGTTAGGGCTTTTGAGTTGAAGGCGGTGATTGGTATGGCTCGTCTTGGATTTGAGATTGAGATTGCCATAGTCGCCAAGCAATGACTCGCGCACCTTATTATTACGATGGAGTAGATGTGCGCAGCGCAGACTATTACGAGACTCAGTATTGGCACAAAGAGGAGTTTCGGGACCTCGAACATAAGATAGTCGAGTATCTCCGTACAATGCGGATTGGCAGCTCTCTGTCGCTGACTAGATATGATGGGCAAAAATTAGCCTGGATTATCTGTATTGTGTGCCACCTCATCGACAGACAGATACTCCATCACCAACCTGTGGAGTATACATTTTCCGATGACTACGCACTCCTACATCGCATTCCCCCTCCCTTCACAATAGAGAGGGATTGGCGAGGTTGTATTATTCCACCTAGCCATTGATTTCCCACTCACCACAAGAGACTCTCAAGCAAAACGCATGGGGGTCTCTTTTTATACTTCTACTTCTATTCCTATTTCAAAAAACCGATTAAACATAACATTAGTTTTTACCAACGGTTAACACATCTGTGAGGCATTAGGACTACGAAATCGCGCTCTGGGGGCTTTTTCCTCTCCCTCCTCCTCTCTTATTTTTGTACTATTAGTTTGTATCTTGTATCAAACAAGGCAAAAAGTAAGAAGAAAGTCAATAAATAAAGGTGGTTTGAGATGATACAAACCATGATACAAAGATGATACAAAGATGATACAAAGTTGATGAGCTTTGTCTATCTTGCAAGATTTTTCCTGCTTTCTATGTTTTTTGGGGGAGAAATGCCATCCACTCATTTTTTGTATCATAGTCTTATGTTTTGAATTACAATAGATTGCGTGTGTGATACAAGATACAAATTGATTTGCCACTTTTACAGTGTAGAAAGTTTTTGCTTTCTACACTGTACAGCATTTCAACACTATACAGTATTGTTTCTAAGCCCAAAATGTATTACTTTTGCTACTACAAAAACGCTGAGAATGAAAAATATAACCTGCATTTTATATCTACCTCCTTATTTACACGACTATATTGTTAATAAATATGGTGTACCTGCGAAATTCCCTAAACACTCCGCCGAAAATGACCTACTATCATACTTATCAGAGCGTCGCCGAGAAATACCACTCCCCCATCGTGGCATCGCAACCTCCATAATACTACCAGACCATCGCTTCAAAAAGCCTGAGTACTATCACCATTTTTCTCGTCGATCTCATGCAAGGCTTGTTCGATGTCTTGTGCGTAGTCTGAGGATTGACTTATGGGACTGGATGCAAGTACGCAATCTATCTGGACACCCCATCGGAGCTAGTCTTGACAAGTGGTGCTCGCACAGAGGCATTAAGGTGGTCAATCGAGAGGCAGTGAGACGATTGTACTATAGATTGCGCGCTGCTCGATAAATATAGACTTAATTACGCACTATATACTTGGTCGCTTGGTCACAGCTGCACTCGATACAAACACATATAGTACGATTTTCACGAGCGGTCGCGAACCACCCCCCGCTGAGGGCGCTCGGTGGATGGATTGGGAGAGATGTCGGATAAAAATTGGTTTGTCCGACATCTCTTGTCTTGATAACCAGAGGATAAGGTGATATCGAGAGCGGACAAGTGGAGATGGGAGTTTTTTTTACGGTCGTTTGGGGTGTTTTTTTTACGGATTTGGGGTCGTATTGCCTTGTTTTAGAGGAAATCTGAGCTTGTCAGAGGAATTTTGGGGTACATGTTCTGATGATGTGTACCCATTTGGGGGATTTTGGGTACATATTCTGATGATGTGTATCCACTTGGAGGGCGTTTGTGGCTAACTCGATAGCCTTATATCTATAGCGTCAGATATAAGGCTGTCAGAGAGGGGGAAAAGCGTTGTTTTAAGGCTGGCAGAGGGTGGGAAAAGAGCAGATATAAGGCTGTCGGAGAGGGGAAAAGAGAGTTTTTAAGGTTGTCGGAGAGGGGGAAACGAGCGATTATATATTACCAAGGGGAGGGGATATCGTTTTTAAGACTGGCGAAGGAGGAGGATGTATCGTTTTTAAGACTGACAGAGGGCGAAAAAGTGTCATTTTTAAGACTGTATATAGAGATTATCTTTGCGGATATGTAAGCAGCTGGTGAGTTAAGACGGCTGCGAATGGAGAAAAAGAGAAGAGAAACTCCAGAAAAAGAGAAGAGAAACTCCAGAAAAAGAGAAGAAAGAATGGGGAAAGACCTCAAAAAAGTGCGGCAATGCGTGCGAGAACATGAATGCGTGGAAGGAAGTGTGGAAGCTAGGACCGGAAGGAAGGAACGGAAAAGCAAGGAAGGGACGGAGAGAAAGGGAAAGGGAAAGGAGAGAAAGGAGAGAAAGGAAGGGACGGAAAAGCAAGGAAGGAACGGAGAGAAAGGGAAAGGAGAAGGACTGGACAGAGAAGAATATGAAAGGACAGAAAAGAATATGAAATATGATCTACATATAGATGGTCCGATAGGATATTGGATTACTGCAGGTGGCGTGCGGTATAGTCTGGAGACCATCACGCATGAGAAGCTGAAGGCAAGAGAAACTAGTGGAGCCGGTGGAACTGGCGGAGCCGGTGGAGCTAGTGGAACTGGTGAAAGGAATCCCGAGGTGCATGTGCGTGTGTGCTCTCCTGGTGGGTCGCTGTCGGATGGATTGGCGATTTGCGCCTTGTTTAGGGACCACGGTAATGTGCATGTGCATATCCAAGGGATGACGGCATCGGCAGCGACCGTGCTAGCGATGGGTGCGAGAAGAATCAGCATGTCGCCTGAGTCTGTGATGCTGGTGCATAATGCTTCTTATATGATCTTTGAATGGGAACAAGCCAACAAGGAGCAGCTGAGTGAGAAGCAAGCCGAATATGAGGAGATGAAGAAGAACCTCGCGACCCTGGACAGCGTGATGGCTGATTTGTATGCCACTCGTTCGGGGGGAAATCGTGATGAGATGGCAGCGCTGATGAAGGAAGAGCGATGGCTGAGCGCACACGAGTGTCTCGAGCTGGGACTCATCGATGCCATCGAAGGAGAAGAAGGTGATGCCAGAGATGGAGAAGATGGTGATGACACTGCAGCAGATGGCAGCGCGTCGAGCACAGCCGGGATGAGCGCGCAATATAGCGCGGAAAATCGGTTGGTCCGTGCTTTCTGCGCTGGTTATCACCTCCCCGATGTGTCGATGGCAAGCACCCCACCCTCTGCTGCGCCCCTGCCAAAAGAAGAAGCGGAGACCCCCGATCGTAAAAATTTCTGGGCAAAGCTGCTGGGCATCTTTGCCGAGACTAATGAACCCTCAAAAACAACCTCAAAAAAGAAAGAAGAAATGGCAGAACCCGACCTCAAAGCCGTAACGGCAGAGCGCGACACCTTGCAAGGCAAGGTGACGGAACTGGAAAAAGCACAACAAGCCGTAACGGCAGAGCGTGACACCTTGCAAGGTAAGGTGACCGCCCTTGAAACCGAGAAACAAAGCCTCACGACAGAGCGTGACAGCTTGCAAGCCAAGGTGACAGAACTTGAAGCCAAGGTGAGCGAATTGGAAGGTAAGGCATCGGCAGATGGTGCAGTGACTATCCCCGTGGACCCCGTCAATCCCCCCGATGATGACGATTTTGCGACGGCTGTGGCAAGTGCTCGCAATGTGCTTAAGTCGATGGGCGATTTTTAACCTCAAAACAAAACGAAAAGAATGGGAAATCTCAATGTAACGACGGACGAGCTTAAGAAGTCCGCGACGAAATTTAAGACACAGTTGATCATCACCCCCGTGATTTCGGCAAATGCCACCCTCATGCACATGACCGGTCGCCCCGGTGTGGGTGGTCGTGAAGTCGTGGGTCAGTTGTCGGGAGACATCGAAATCGGTCCTTACGATCCTAATCGTGTGGACAATAGCGGAATGACCATCACTCCGCGCGTGCTCGAGACCTATTTGGGTAGTGTCATCAAAGACTTTGACCCCAATAGTGCTGCAAAGACCGTGTGGGGACTGTTGACTGCACAAGGCGACGCTCTGAAGAGTGCCGACATCAGTATGCAGGTGCTGACGTATCTCTCAGCCAATCTCGGAAAGAGCCTTGGTGCTTGCATTTGGAGCGCGAAGCGCAACGAGAGCGGCACGAAGACCAAAGACCTCTTTGATGGTTTTGACACCATCACCCAACAAGAGATCGACGGGAACAACATTTCGACCGCTGCAGGCAACTTGCACGAGTTTAGTGCAGCCATCAGTCACACCAATGCCGTCGAAATGCTGCAAGCCTTTTACGAGAGCGCCGCAGATGAGCTCCAGTCGGTGAAGACCAAGCTCTATGTGTCAAAGGACATCTATAACGCCTACAAGCGCGACTATGCTACCCGCTTTAACGCCGCTCCTTACAACCGCACTTATGAGAAAGTGTATTTGGAAGGCAGTGACGACTTGTGCGAAATCGTGGCACTCTCGAGCAAGAAAGGCAGTCCTTTTGTGCACTTGGCTCCCGCGAGCAACCTCTTGTACGGTTATGGTGCCGGTTTGGCAGATGAAAACATTGCCATCGAGAAGTACAAGCCCTTCACGCTCTCTTATGTGGCAACGATGTATTTCGGCACCCAGTTTGAGAGCATTTCCAAGGAGTTTTTGCACGTGGGCAAGTTGCACTCGTAAGCCCTCCACCTTAGCGACTAGCACTACGGACTTGGTCCGTGGTGCCTAGTCATTATCCACCCTCAAAAATAAGAAAAATGGCATCAAAATGTAAGGATATGCCCAGTTTGTTGGGCAGTATTGAATTTTGCGCAGGTGAAAGCGTGCGCCCTGGTATCCGCCCCCACGTGTATCTCATCTCCAAACGCGACATCGTCTTGTGGCCTACACGCACGAAGGTGAGTGATGCCGGTGCCACGATGGCGAAGCTCGCGACGTATAGCGGTGACTTCAAGTTGGCAGCCGACAAAAAGTGGATGAAGGTAGACCTCATCCCCAACAAAGGTAGCTTCAGTTGTGAGCAACAAGGCGAGTTCCCATCTGTGACGTACAATAACAAAATCACGGTGACCCACCCCGGCATCCAAGAAGAAGCCACCGGTTTTTGCCAGTTGTGTGTGACGGACCACTTTGTGATGTTGGTCCCTCAGCGTAATGGACAGTATCGCGTGTTTGGCAATCCCGACTACGATTTGGAGTTGAAGCCCAAGCTCGAGTCGGGCGAAGGCACCACCGGCGGCGGTACGACCATCGAAGCGTCCGTGACCGACATCTGTCCCGCTCCGTTTTATGCCGGTAAGATCGAGACTGCAGAAGGCTCCATCTCCGGTGCCGATGGTACCTTCACCGCCTCCGGTGGCGGTTCGTCCCTAGGTTAACCCCCCAAAAATCCTTGATAAAATGATCGATCAAAAATTTACCGAGGAGCTGTCCAAATGGCTATCTACACCGCGCGATGAGCGCGATGTAGTAGCCGGGGCAGAATTGCTCATGCGCATCACTGGCAATCGCCAATTTTATGCTACTGCCATCGTCCGCCCCCATGTGGTGCATGACCATGTGGAGTATGAGCTAAAGAAGCATCTTGCCATCCGTCAAGAGGGGCACAACGTAGAAACGCTGCGCAACCTCGAGCGTGAACTATTGGCAGAGTGTGCGGAAGAGTTTAGCGAAGAAGCATCCACAGCTGAGCCCGTGGAAGAGCAAGCAGGAGCAGAAGAAGCCGATGCTTATGCCGTGCCTCGTGAAGGTCCGGTGGTGTCGAGCCCCAAGCGTGGTCGTCGTGCAGACCACGATGAGTTGCCAGCCGAAATCCGAGCCCTCTATGATGACAATGCGACGCGCTATGAGCAGATGCGCAAGGTGTATCAGCAGTTGCTCACGATGGCAGATGCAGAGCCTTGTGACCGCAAAGAGCACATCTTCCAACTGGATCAGTTGGTGAAGTCTTGGGCAGCAGCCTGGGAAGCGTATGACCGCTATGATGCCACGGCTGTAGCCGATGCAGCGGAAGATGTAGCCTCAGAAGCAGAAGAAGCAGATGAAGCAGAAGAAGCCGATGAAGTATCCCCATTGCCCGATGATCCTACGACCTTTGCCAATAAGATAGCTGCTGCCAAGCGTTATTTGCAGAAGCACCGCAAAAAGCTGCGTGAGCTCGAAGAAGCCGGTGCGTCGTCAGAAGAAATGCGTGCAGAAGAAGAAAAAATCTCTGCAAAGCAAGCCGAACTGGAAGGGCTAACGACTATCACCCCCAAAAATGAAGCACAATGAGTAATAACATATTTTCCAACCTAGGAGGCGACACATCCGTGTCCCTCCAACTCCACACCAACATGCGCGACTTGGCGAACTTTTTCGACAAGGACGGCAAGATCAAGCCCGAGCATTTGCCCGAAAGTAGCCAGAACGGACCTGCCGAAGCGCAGCCGTTGCCTAGTGAT